AACCAAGACCGAAGATGTCGTACTTAACTTCGAAAGGTGCTCCGTGACCACCAGAAGCAACAAGAGCCTGAGTGTCAGCTGCGAAAGCTGCAATCTTAGCTGAGTTAGCCTCTGCATCGGTGGTTAGGGTGCGTGCCTCGTCAAACTGAGTGGTGATAGATGCAACAATGTGCTGCTCTCCGTCGCCACCGTTTACACGGCGTAGTGAGTGAATGCGCTTCTCCATTGCTGAAGCTACTTCATTCATTGATGAAATGGTGCTGCCTGCGGTGTAGCCAGGGATGTCTGCGCCTGCAGTGATTGCCACTACTGGTGCTGATTCTGATACCTGAACTACAGGCTGACGGTCAGCTGGAACCTCGATGATTCCCTCGGCTGATGCGGTCACAGTTGCCTGCTCTTCCTGCTGAACTTCTTCAGCGATAGGTGATGTTTCTAGAGTGGTTTCTTCAGCAGAAGCTTCAGAACCTTCCACTGCCTCAACTACAGCGGTTTCTTCCGCTACAGCTGCTTCAGCTTCGACTGCTACTTCAGCAACAGTTTCTTCAGCTACAACTTCTGCTACAGGGGCTTCAGCTTCAACAGCTGCTTCCTCTACAACTTCAGCCACAACTTCTTCAACAGATGCGTCGGCAGTGATGGTTTCTTCAGTAACTTCTTCTACTGAATCGTTGGTTGATAGTTCAGAATCTGATTCCTGATCAATTGATGGTTCCTCGGTCTCGGTCTCGGCAGAAGCTTTCATAGCCTTCTTTTCCTCGTCCTCGTCTTCGGTCTCTTTGGCTTCTTCAGCAGGAGCTTCCTCGGCTTCTGCCGGGGCTTCCTCTACTGGAGCGTCTTCCGCTGGCATGTCTTCAACAGGCATGTCTTCGTTAATCGGCTCATCCATAGCCATTTCCTCTCCAGTCTCTGTAGTACCCTTAACACGAGCAGTGGCTTCAGCAGCGCGAGTAGCAAGCTCTTCAGCTAGTGCCTCACGGCGAGAAAGCTCACCCTTAACGATGTCAATAGAGTCCGCAAGAGACGTCATAGCATCAACTGATTCAGGAGTCGGGTCTTCACCCTCAACCATTTCGAACTGGCTGATAATATCTGCCTGTAGCTCGGCGACTTGCTCGTCGCTAAGCTCAGCGATAGTATCTAGCTGAGTTTTAATCTGGTCGTACACTGTACCTCCTAGGCCAGTTTTTATGACATACGCGGGCGCGCATGTCGGTGAACAGTCAAGGCCGAGGGACTCTCACATATGTGTGCGAGGCGCTCCACCTATCATTAATAATACCTTACTTTTTAGGTAAGGAGTCGAAGCAGCTTCGCCATCTGAGACTGAACTTCAGCCTGAGAATAGAAGTCCGCTCCGGACATATAGGACTTAAGATCTGCAGTTGCAATATCTGCGTCCTCTTTACCGATCTTTGACTCAACTCGGGTAATCATCGAATCGATGAGATCCTTGAGTCCAGTCGGTAGATCGCTAAACTTTAGTTTGTCAGCCTCGCTACCGAAAGGTAGTGGGAGGTTCGCAATGGTCTTTCCTAGTTCTGCAGCAGTAAGTCTAACATTCTCTAGGGCACGTGGGTTTAGAGCCTTAGTGTCAATACGGTCGATCATGTCAAGTAGTTGGCCGCTGGCTTTTGCAGAGTCTACGTAGTTACCAGCGAACTCTAGGTTCTCCGATTCTTCTACCTTTTCCAATGCATCTTGTAGGCCTGCAACACCTAGGTTCTGCTTCAAACGAGCTAGTACCTTGCGGTACTTGCCCTTAGCGTCACGAGGCTGGTTTACTCCAGAAACATACTTGCTTCTACCATCGTCGTCATAGACTTCTTTAGCGGTGGTCTTACCAGCGGCGATGTCTTCAGCAATTTTGATTTCTTCTTCAGTCTGCTTGTCTGCCTCGGTTTTGGCATCCTTAAGCTTCTCTAGGTCTGCATCTGAAATCTCTTTAGGAGCATCAGCAAAAGTAGCAATACGAGAGCGCATTGAGGCAACAACGGTGGCAGCCTCTGAAGAAGCAGCTGCGCTCCACTCGTCAGGGATTAGGTAGCCCTTACGAAGAGCACGGGCTCGTTTCATAATGTGCTTACGAACGGTAACTCTCTTAGTGCGTTCTGCTCTACCGTATGCAGTAATTGCATTACGTAGGTCGTCCTCGTTGCGGATAGGGAAAGAGCCGTCTGGAAGCGCAAAACCCTTGTCCGCTAGCTTCATACGCTCTTCGTCTGAGAACTTAGCTAGTTCAGCTACGGCAGATGCAACAAGGGCACGCTCTTTGAAAGAGTCAACTGTGGAGCTTAGAGTTTCTAGATTCTTCTTCTTTAGAGCTTTCTTAGCTGCGCGAGCCTTGCTCTTTAGGTTAGGGGTAGAGGCGCTTAGGTCTCCAAGTAGTTGGGCGCGGACTGCGAGGGACATAACTGCTTCGCTTCGCATTACAGCCATGTAGTTAGCACCGGCAGCAACAAGAGCCATAACCTTGCCAGATGCAACAAGTGCACGGGCGATAGGGAATCCTGGAACGTTAACCTGGCAAACAGCAACAAGCTCAAGCTGTCCGTTGATTGGACGCCAGTCACCTGAGGGGGCAGACGCGCGTAGTGCACGAATCTGAGCTTCGGTTGCGTCTGGGCGCAGGCAGCCTGCTACCCAGATACCGTAGTCATCTTCGCCAGCATGTACGTCGGCAATTGCAGATGCAGTGTCGTCGTAGTGTTTAGCTGCAGCCTGAGCATCAGCCTGAAGCGATGCGTGGCCACCGGCAAGAGTTAGCTGACCGACTGGCATATCTTTGCCTGCATCGGTGCGTACAACTCCAGTGTGGAAGTATGAGTATTTGCTCTTTGAGCGTGGAGGTCTGGTTGAGCGAGGCATACCAATATGGTTTACATGCCATGCAGCAATGTGACCGTAAACACGACCGTTAGGGTCTACAGTGAGTGGGGTTGCCTTGGTCAGCTCTGGCTTTTCAAACCATTGCTGAGGAGGAGTCATAGGAATCTCGGATTCGAGGAATCCAGAAGCAACAATTGCCTCTACTGCTGAAGAATCAACTGACTCTTCGTAGATACCATCTTGCGGGATCATTTAATACTCCTGGGTAGCTGGAATGCCCTCGTCAATAGAGATAGTGCATTCTTGGAATGCAGGCTTAGCTACAATTGTAGCAGCCATTACACGGGCGTGATTTATAGTAAGTTTTTGCTTACCGACTTCTTCTTCTTCGCCTTCAGAATTCTCAGGCTTTTCGATTTTGTCTTCTTTAGCCTCGAACTGGTCGAGATCTGCAGATACGCCACGGATAAAGCCGTTACGAACTAGGCGTTCTGCCTCTTGTCCATATGCTCCAGTGTCAAACACACCGTAGGCGTTTCCAATACCGTTTTCAGTTCTCTCCATATAGTCGATACGGCCGACTACCACAGACCCATTGTGACCGTCGCCAGTCTTAATTTGCCACATAAGTGGTAGAGGCAGTTCACGGATCTCGATAGCATTTGGCTGGAACTTACGGCCATCGCCAGACTCTAGATTTTCTGGAATTAGAAGCGGAATAGAGAACTTGGCTCCGGTCTGGCCTGCACCAGCGGTTAGTCCGGTAAATCTGTTCTTGACCTCTGCCGCACGTGCTGCCAAAGCGGAAATGTCGATCATTGCATTGTTAAATTCTTCTACAGCAAAGTCATTGCCCGGGTTTTTTGAATCGCCTGTGTAGATACCCGTTGCATCCTTGTGGCGAAGCTGGCAGTAGCCCTTTGCGCGTGGGCCCATGTACTTAGACAAGTTGCGAACGCAACGAGTCCAGTCGCCAGGGGTTCCCCAACGAATCTTGGCAGCGCCCTTACCAGTAGTCCAGTAACGACGAAGCTCTTCAGCGTTACCGCGGTTGCGGTCTAGGCCACCGGCAGCACTTAGGCTAGCAACTAGTGATGTCAGGTCTTCTTCCCAAAGCGCAGCTAATCTTGCACTTGCTGTAATTTCTTTAGTTCCGTCGATCTGCTTGATAACATCGTCCAGGTACTCATCGTCCTCGAGCTCGATTACATCCGGCGGTGTTGCTGATGTTAGATCTTTAAGCGCCTGCTCGTCCGGTACCCATGCGCCGTCTTTACGTTTAAACGTTCTTGGCGAAGGGTCAGTTGCAGTTGCAGGGGTGATGGCAACTAGATCCATAACTGCCTGAGGGTCAGTAGGTAGGACAATTGCTAGGTATTTAGGCTTTACATCCGATGTGGTCGGGTTCATCGGCTTATCTGCATCGCCCGAAGCAAGAATAGCGTTCTCGCTAGCAAACTTCTTTACTCCCCATTGCTTCTGAACGCGAGCCTTGTCGGCAGCGCTTGATGGCTTGTAGGAGTTACGCATATCCTCAACGTACTTAGGGAAGTTGTTGAGTAGATCCTTTAGGCGGTCATCCGTTAGCGGAGGCAGGGTGCCTGGCAAATGAGCCTTAGGTTGGTTAATAGGAGTACGAGGCTCACCTAAGATGCCCGAGATGTCTAGGGGGGCGTTCTCGTTATTGGAGACACGAACTGCGTTACCTCTGGTGTTTTGGGCAGCAAGTGGCTTAGTGTACTGAATGCCGACGGTGATGACTCTTCCGCTTCTTAGCTTGACATCAGCGAGTCCATTTTTGGAATCAACCTTAACGATAGTGCCGGCACCACGCTCGGTGTCGCCACCAACAGCAACTTCTTGCCCTACGGCAGCAAAGCGGCCAACAGCATTACGAACCTGCTTCTGCGAGCGCTCTGATTTTTCAGCAGGGGTGTCTATACCATCATTAGGGTTTATTGCACCGCCTGGAGCGGGAGCAGCGGCAAACATCGCTCGGTCTACGATTTCAAAGTCTATTTGACCTAGAGCATCGGCAACAAGCATTGCCTCTTCTTCACTGATTGCTTCTAGTGGCACTGACTCAAAAGGGTACTTCTGCATAATCGCAGAAATGACAACCGCTGAGCTAGGGTCAATAATTACGTGAGTCTTCTCGCAAGTGTCGTAGACATCATCAAGAGCAGCATCGTAAGTATAGATGTCCCCATCTACGTGACCTAACGAGTCCCAGGCACAGTCGTCCCAAACATAAACGTCGCCTTCGATTTCAATCTTATATAGGCGATCAATTCCAGTGCCATCGTGGCGAACACGGGCCAAAAACTCTGGACCCATATTTAGATCTAGCTCGTGAGCGATCTTAAACTCGTTAGGCTTTTGTTGGTTGTCTACAAAACCGTAAGCACCAGCAGTCACTGCCTTTTTGTTTTCACGCTCTACGATTGCCTCTGCCCAACGCCAAGCGGCGTCACCACCCCAAAGGGCCCAGGCGATGCGACCGTTAGATGGGAATGCAGAAGTTCCAGGCTTCCAACCCTTGCCCTGCTTGTCAACTTCGTGACGAGGGAAGTACTTAGCAATGTGTCGGATCTTCTCAAGGCCAATCTGTCCACCCTTTGCAAGGGTGCGAGCAGTGTTGATGCCTACCGGGGTTCCACCGCGCTTTTCTTCTTTGCGCCAAGCAAGAGCCTTTTTAGCTTCGGCTTGGACGCCACCAGGAATAGTGTACATTCTGGTTGCAGCAGCAACTACCGGCTCTGACTCTTGGTTGATAGATACTATCTGCAGTGCAAGCTCTGTAACCGCACTAGAAAATTCTTTTCCGTCAGCTACCCAAATGGTGCTTTCGGAGATGTCAATGATTGACCCATAGTTTACAACCATGTCGATCGATGTGTCGACGACAACGCCAGACTCACCGCTCTTAAATAGCGAGAGGTCTCCAGAAGAGCCGATGTATTCTAGCATTTTACCGTTCCTGAGTGAAGCTATTAGTCGTCGAAATTTACTTCGTCTTCGTCGCTGGTTGGGTCGTATACCAAGGTTCCGTATTGTTTAACGCCTTCTTCATCTAAGGTATCTGCATCAAAAGCGAGGACAGCCGCGTGCTCGTCGTAGTCGTCATCGGCAGCATCTTCGTTAGCCAAGTAGTCGGTTTCCCAGTCAATAGCGTATTCAATGTGGTTTGCAAGGTCAGCTAGATTGGAGTCTTCACGCGTGTATGCTTCCCAGGTGCCATTCTCTCGGCGGGAAATACCAAACGAGTGGTAGGCATACATCTCATCAACTTCCCGAGTTTCAGGGTTGATAAACATATGTACGTCAAAAGTGACATCAAGTTCGGCCATTTTTTATCTTTCTAGTTGTATCTAAAATACTACTATAGTTAGTTTAATTTTATCATAGCCTGAGATAGCTATTTAGTGAGTGATCTGTACAACAACTCTAGCCCAGCTTCAGGGATATCTTCTACTAGTTTTTCGAGCTCAGAGACGGAAAGCAGTTCTAGGTCGATGATCTCTTCCGCGGGGGTTGGATCATTAGGGTCGAATGAGTCTGAGATAGTTCGAATCTTTGTTTGATAAGGTTTTTCCGTCATAATCTCTATCCTAGTCGCTCTGCTGAGACTTAAGTAAGTTTTTACTACGGAGAAGGTCCAGGAACTCCGGAGTTGCCTTACCTGTAAGGACGTATTTGGCAAACGCCTCGGCAAAGTGTTCGTGAGCAGATTCTTTACCGTATCGGCTAATCTCCTGCTTACGCATTGCGGCATACTCTTGATTCATCTGAGACTCGCTCGGCCAAACCTCAAAGGCCACTACGTGACCAAGCTCATGAGCAGCGGTGTGGCGGAAGTAGTCCCCCAGGCGCTTATATGTGTCAGTAGAGTGCCAAGACTCGTTTTCAACAAACTTTGGCTTCTGCGAAGCGTCCCTCTTCTCGGCTTTACGGACTCGGTCAACAATAGTGTGACCCCCAGCTACGGCATTTGCATAGCCAAGAACATTTGGCCTTTGTCGACTAGTTCCGCTTGATACTAAAGAATACTTAGTTTTTGCTGGCATATTGATTTTGGAGAATACCAAGTCAATAGTTTCGGCGGTAACGAGGATGTCTACATCCTGAGCAATTGGCTTATTTGAGGATGCCCTTCTATCCACCTTAAGTACGGTACCTTCAGGAGAGATGATTTTAGTTGATGTGGCTGGATCGTACTTAAAGCGGAACCTATCCCAGCTCTTCATTAGAATTAAACGCCTAGCGGCAGCGTCAGATACTTGACGGTCTTCGTAACCTATTTGGCTGGCTAGACGCCACGTGTCTAGCTTTTGCTTCTCTAGTTCTTCTTGATAAGCATCCCAGTCCGTTTGAATCTTCCAGCCCTCAGGGACAGATGTAGATGCAGGTGCCGGTGAGTTTTTAATCATCTGCTCTAGTTCAGATGCAGATGGCACCTTCATGCCACCGTCGCGGGAGGGGGTGGCGTCTTTTATCTCATCGTTAAGCTTCTTCAGCTCTACCTTGCTCAGGATAGAGTCTTCCTTAATTAGAGAAGGGGAGAAGGCAAACTTATAGGGGAGCTTGTCATCTGCAATGTTGTTTGCTTTTATGGCAAGACTGCGAAGAGCTGACTTGTATTCTTCGCGCTTGTCCTTGTCGGCAGGATTGTCAAGGATCTCTGCAGCAAGAGCTTTAACGCTAGCGGCTGAAGTCCCTAGCGCCCTAAGCTCGTCTGTGCCATATGCCAAGAAAAATTTCTCTGACATCTCTTCTATGATTTTGCCGGCAGTTTGATCTGCAGTGGTTGGATCTAGTGCCGGGTAGCCTTTAGCCTTGTAAATATCTGCAGCCGTTTCGTACTTAAACTTTACCTGGCTAAGATCAATGTCCTCATCATCGAAGTCGAAGTCAACTTCTTGAGGAGTCTTGTCGGTCGGGGCCGACTCGGCCCTTAGGGTTTTGGGCCGCGGAATTCACCAGCCTTGACGGTGTCGCGCTGTAGGTCGCCATTCTCGTCTAGGTAGGTGATGATAAATCCACTCTGGCCTTTTTTGTTGGTAACAGGGGTGACGTCTACAACTTCACCTAGAAGCTCGCCATCCTTGCTGTAGTGCAAGTCGCCTTCTTCATAGTCGTCAACAATCTTGCCGTCAGATCCTGCCTCGTCGCCTTCTTCACCGTCAGATCCAAGGTTAGGGTCTTCGCTTCTGTACTGCAGGTAGTCCTCACCGAAACGCTGAGCAATTTTATCCTCACCCTTAGGGTTAGGAGCGTACTGAGTCATCTGTGAACGAGCTTGGTCGTTGTCACCAGTCTTGTCGTAAGTGGTCAGGTTCTTTGCCCATAGGCGGGCAGTTGCTCGGCTGATGGTGCCATCGGAATTGAGGAACTTAACGTTAACCGTATCGAAGTACTCGTTAGGCTTGCTTGGGTTAGCGACGCGCTCGTTGGTACTTACTACGTAGCCGCGAGATTTAACGCCCTGAGAGTTGTCATACTCGACAAAGTACCCAGGCTTAATAACCGTGCCGTCAGAACCAACGTGAGGGACTGAATTGGCATTGTCTGGGGTGTAGGTTGTGTCGATCCATTGGTTGTATGCTGCGGTCTTGTAACCAGCTAGCTTTCTGCGGCTACCCTTAGGTATGCGAGCATTTACTTCCTCTGAAATCATGTCAAGCATTAGTTTTGCAATTTCAGGGTTCTTAGAAAGCATAGGCATTCTGCCCTGAACCGCGACCATGTGCTCGGTGATTGTTGCAGTGTCCTGAGTGAGGATCGCATCAACCAAGCTAGGGACTGCACTACGAAGAACGTTTGCTTCTTGGCTAGCGTTCTCCCCGCTCTTTGTTGACTTGCTCTCGTTCAATCGGCGAGGACGGCCAGAAATGAACTTTCTAGCAGTTTCTTCGATTGTTAGGAAACGCATTTCTTGGATGGTATCCCATTGGCGGAAACGATCAATGTCGCCCTCGAACTTGTCGAACAGCATGTCATAGCGCGCCTGGGCCTCAGCGATGACGTCAGTCTTACCGCCAGCTTTAGCCTTCTCTAGGTCTTTTGCTAGAGACTCTTCTGTCGCCTTCGAGCGGAACTTGTCGCGGAAGTATGCAGCGCGGTTTTCAACACCCTTATCTACTCCAAAGTAGCTCTTAAATTCTGGAGATTCCTGGTTCTGTAGGATCTCTTTTTCACCAGTTAGAACATCTGAAATTCTTCTAATACCGTTGTTCTTGGTGTAAAGCCCGGTCTTAGGATCAGCTGGCTTTCCAAATATAGACGCATAGGAGTCACGGTAGTCGTAGCTGTAGTAAGTAAGTTCTTTACCGTCTGATGCGCGGTTTAGGCGGTATCCAACCATAAAGTTAGCACCGTCGGTACGAACAACGAAGCTTTCGAGTTTCCACTCTTCGCCAGCACCGTCGGTAAAACTCTTGCGCTGAAGGACGATCTCGCCGTTAGGTTTAATAACAGCGTCTGGGTGGTCTTGTAGAAGTGTGGTAACAATTGCGTCAGCATCCTGAGCAACTTCCATTTTTCCAGTGATTGGATTGTAAGCCTTCTTGGTCTTGCCATTGGCATCTGGGACCACGAATGCGACCTGACGGTTGTATAGCTCTTCATCGGTTAGGGGTGAGAATGCAATGTCCTGACCATTATCTACGCGCTCTGGTGCAGCCAATTCTTCGGCCTTAGGAGCGGCTGCTTTTTTAGGAAGAGCTGGTACTTCTTTAGCAACTGGCTTACGATCTACCGGGGCGTCTGCCTTAGGGGCAGGCACTGCCGGTGCCACTGGTGCTACTGGAGCTTTAGGGGCTTCAGGTGCAGCCTTAGGCGCTACTGGTTCTGGGGTTGGCTCTGGCTTAGGGGCAGGCTGGTTCTTATCAGGACGAAGAACTGGAAATGCTGTATCTGTGTCAACGCTAACGGTCTCGGTTTTACCAGTCTTTAGGTTTTTAGCCTTAACTTCTACAGTGCCAGAAGCACGGTCACGCTCTCCACGCTCGATGAAGGAGTATTCCTTACCACCGCGTGCTTCAAAAATATCTCCTGGCTCGAGGGAAAGACCCTTCAGACTTAGCTTCTTACCGACAGGCTTGACAATAGCTTTAGGCTCGCCTTTGGATGCATAGTCAATAGTTCCATCTAGACTTACTGGATTACCGGCAATTGCATCTTCGTATGCCTTCTTCGCTGCAGCCTCTGTTTTTTCTTTCTTAGATGCTGCACGTGCGCCATCAATTTCGCGGTCTTCGGCAGGGGTAGAGCCTAGACGATTGATATTACCAATGTCGACACCTTCAGCCTCTAGGGACTTTAGGGATTTGTAACTGGCATTGCGGGCTTTTTCTCTAGAGCCTTTAATTCCGCCAAGCTTCTGAAGCTTGATTGCGTTTGCAACAGCTTGAAGTTTTTCGTCGCCGGTTAGGATATCGTCAGCAATTGCATCTATGGCATCTTGGAATATGCCCTCTTCTTCGTTAAAAGGAAGTAGTGCCTTGGCAATAGGGTCTATGATTTCTGCAACACGCTGCTCTTCAGCAGCCTGCTTCTTTTGGTAGCTATCGAGCTCTGGCTCCGCTTGAGGCTCTTCGGCTGTAGTATCAGCCGGAGATTTTTCCCCGGCGGCTTCAGCAGCTTCAATAGCTTTACCCTCTGCAGAGTCCTTAAAGGCAGCCTGCTCTTTACCCTCTGGAGAGTTGATGCCTTCGTTGGCAATACGGATATCGTCCGGAGTAATTTCTGTACGTGCTAGGTCTTCAAAGTTTGGGGCGTCTTGATCGATCTCTTCTACGGCGTCAGGTTTAACGATGCCTTTTTTCTTTAGAAGTTCTTCCGGGATAGACGCGCTAACAAGGTCAAGAAAACGAGTAGGAATTTCTACGATGCTATCAGGGATACCCTGATCAGCAAGGCCCTGGAAAAGAACGCGAACGCCGTCTGGAGTTCCGTTGGAACCAACAGAGCGTCCGATAACGCTGACAAGTTTGCCGTTAACCTTTAGTAGTGCACGAAGCTCGGCACCCATCTCGATCCATTGACCAGCGCCTTCTCGGCGGGCTGGGACGCGAGGCTGGATTCTCCAGAAACCCTTGTTGGCACCATCGTTAAATCCGAGTGCTGCGACTAGAGATTCTAATTTGAACTTGTCCAGATAAGACATGAGTATCCTTCTTTTGATACTGAAAAAACTAAGATAAGGTTAGCGTACAAAAACGCCTATTAAAAGTTTACAGAACCTTTTGGAAGGCTATTTGTTAGCGGATGCCTAGAGTGGCTTTTAGCTGCCAAACCCACTTGGCGTGAGCGTCAATTCGCCCAGCTGCGAAGTCGGCAATGTCTTGGAAATTAAGAAGATCTGCTAGCTCAAACACTTCAGTGAAGCACTTAACTAGGGTTTCGTTGACCTTTAGCAAAGAAGCGTTCATCGCCTGTGAGTTGCCACCATCAATACGCTCCTCATGGATGCAGCTCAACTCCTGGAAGTCCTGCATCAGGTATGGAGCGTCGTAGCCGAGCTTTAGAATATTCTCTGCAATAGGGTCAATTGAGCCGTCGATGTCTTCGTAGATAGCTGCATAGAAAGCATGTAGCTGACTAAAGTCTGGGCCCATTACATTCCAGTGGTATCCGTGTGCTAGAAACTTAGCAGTAACTACATCAGACAGGGTATGTGCCAACTTCATGCCTAGTTCGGCTGCAGTAGCCTCTTTAGGGGTAGGTGTTGAATAGTCTTCCATTTTATGCCTCTGGCTCTGCTAGCGGTACGGGAGGAGCTGCTGTTGGTGCGATTGGTTCAGTTGATTCACCTGCGGCCGGAACTTCTCCACTAAGCAACTGATCGATCTCTGGCGGAATTGGGCCTACGGCAGCAGCCTGGTCCATGCCCTTGATTAGTTTCATAATGTCAGGCGCGACTGCGGCAAGAAGGTTTTCGGTTAGCTCTGGAGTAATTGCGCCCTTGTTCACTACAAGTCGCATAGCGAGCTCTGTTGGGGTTGGGGCATCCTGGTCCGAGAACCCGTGAGCACGTCTCCATGTGTCAAACGATACGGCCATCTTGTCAAAACCGTTGTCTGCATCTGCAGCGCGGTCGTTACGAGTAGCAACCTGAGACGGGTCGTACCAAATGTGGATACGCTTTACTTCGACCTCTGAGTATCCAACCGAGATTAGGTATGGGCGTAGGTAGACAACAGTTAGTGCGTCAGCAATAAGAAGCATCAGAGGCTCGATGTGCGCCTTGTATAGGGCTTCATCGATCTGAAGAGCGTTAGAGTACTTAACGTTTGCTAGGCCCGTCACAACGTCCTTAGGGACGTCTAGACCTTGCATGATGCGCTCTAGTACTCGATCAGCACGAGAAACAAGGCTGTCGTCGAATGAACGCTCGAACTTGAACTGCTTGATCTTGTCACCAAGCTCTGCGGGACCACGAATGATTAGCGGAACAACTGCAGAAGCAGAGTCCTCGTCCTTAATCGGAGTGGTCATCGCGTCGATCAGTTGATCTTCGAAGTCGTCAGCCGCTTCTTCAGTGTTGTACTGCTCGTTGAATTCGCCGTCTTCGTCGTATGGGTAGTCTGGGTCCGGAGACGCTGCAACGCTCAAACCATCTGGCAAGTAAAGAGCACCAGCGTTCAAGCGTGAACGTGCAGTTGCACGGAAAGTGCGGTTTAGAAGTAGAAGCTCAGCACAAAGATCAAGAAGACCGCGTAGTGAAGAATCTGACTCCATTGAGTAGCGAGGGTGTGCCTTCCACATACGTCCGATGAACGCATCTTTCGGAAGACGGATCGCGGACTTGGATGCGCCCATAGAGGAGCCTCCGCCAACGTCGCGCACTGGGTTAATTATGTAGTTACCCTTTTGATCAACTTGAAGTTCATCAACTGATCGGATGTCCCACGATTCTGGAAGTCCCGAGCCGATACGCTCTGGAACTTGGATCAGGTAGCACTCTCCGGTGACCTGCAAGTTAAGAGCAGCATCTTTTAGAAGACCAGCTTGGCCTCCGTATGCAGAGTCAAGACGATCTAGCGCACGCTGCGCTGCAGAAGCTAGATCTGGATCAACGCTGGCTGATTTGTCGATTGGGATTGGCGCTTCGGCCGGGTCATCTACAACAGCCGCGTAAAGGCGGATGCGAGATACCACAGACGCAACAAGATTGAACGCATATTTTACTTCTCCAATGGCATCGTAGTATTCCCACGCCTCTGTCTGCCAAGATCCGGCAGCAGAACGACGACGAGCTTTAAATTGTTCGGCTTCATTTACATCGTTCATCTTCAACTGAGCCGCGGCTGCAGTTAGCGGACGTGGAGCGTTAAATGCAACTGCTTCTGCGCGAACGATTCCGAATGAATCTACAGTTATTCCAGGAGCAATCGGGGTTGCGTTACGAGCAGCAGAAGCGCGAAGCCCAGCCTGACGTGTAGTCGGCTGGTTACTCTTCGGGGTACGTTTGAAAATTCCCAAGGGGTCTCCCTGTTAGTCGAGACGTGCTGCGATAACCCCAACAATTGCTGAGATAGACAACACTAATGATACCACATATGCAAGTGGCGGTACTACTAAGGCAAGCAAAATCAATGAAAGAGTGGCCCAAATGCTCATGCACCACATGCAAGTGAACACGTAGCCGACCTTTGTCGATGGCGGAAACTTCTTCCACACCTTTTCGCGTAGTGGCTCAAAGATTACGTCAACAACTAACAGTCTAGTCAGTCGGTAAGAGGCTAAGGTGAAGATGATGTAATAGAAAACTGAGATTTCTTGCACTGATGTCATTTTAATCCTTTATAGAGTTAAGCGTTTTGTACGGATTCCAGCTTCGAAGGCGAGAACCGCAGCCGCAGTTGGTGTCTTTCTTGAAGGCTAGCATCTTTCCGCTTAGAGTTACAACCCTAAACTCGCCTTCGGTCAAAAATACCTCGTATTTTTCTTGAAAAACAATTTTTGCACCCTCGGGAGAGTCTTGCGCAACGATGACGGTGTCTTCTGTGACTATTACACGAGTGGTTGCAAGGTAGTAAGCGCCTTCAGTAGCTGGAGCAGACTTCAAATCATAGACATCGTCCAAAAAACCGGCTGGAACGACTGCCAAGTGGGCTGGAAAGACGTCTTTTACTATTTTCATCGGACTCGGAAGGTTCCGCGACCTGTAGAGCCTCGGTTCATGCCCGGAAGGCCGATTTTACGATCTCCCATGCTCTTTGCACGTAGTTTTCCTCCGCTAAAGCCTGCTGGAGGCTTAATTAGGAGCGCGGTGAGCGCGTGAACGAGTGCATCTATGCGGTCAGGTGATTTTCCCTCTCCCGGCACCCAAGAAATCATTTGAGACTCTAAATCAGCGAGGTAACCAACGTGATGGACGCGTTGTTGTTCATAAGCCAGAGATATAGGTTCCGCACGTAGTTGTTTTCCTTGCTTTGAGTGGACTTCGAGTACTTTAATTGATGGGTCGATGGTGTTGATCGCGTTGCGTACCATAGCACCACCCTGATTAACTTCTGCAACAACGGGACAACCCCACTTTCTAGCCATATCTACGACTCTTTGAGCCCAAACAGTCGGTGAACCAAGTACTGAAGCATCTTCAAGCACCCAAGCATTGCGTTTGTAAAGATCACTTTCAGCAGAAGACGCAACAACAACAATTCCACACTCATCTCTCGGGTTTTCAGCGACAGACGGATCTACACCGATAATTCTAAGGGGAGTTGAGAAAGGGTAGATGCTTTCACGTCCAGCCTCGATCATCTCCTCTGTCCACATTGCTCCTTCCATGGCTTCAAGCATTTCACCATAGAGCTCCTGGCGTGCAAGAGAGGTTCCCTCGTATACGCCGAGCATTGTGTCCATATAAGCGCCAGACAAGTTACCAGCGTTGTCCATGGTTGAACCACGAGTAATCGCAACGCGACCAGTCTTTTGCTCTTCAATAAGTTTGTAGAGAAGCGGAGTGCGCTTCGGAGTGGTGGTGACAAGAATCTTTGGCTTTGCACCAAGACGAGTACCAACACGTAAGTTGTCGAACGCGGTCATACCCGCGGCATCGGGGGTTTGACGCCAAGCTGCAATCTCATCGCCCCACGCGTGAGTGAACTGCGGACCACGAAGCGAGTCAGGCTCATCCGCTGTAAAGAG